TATTTGTCATACTTCGATGAAGATCAGTAGACCCACCGTGGCGAGTCTGGCGATCACTTTGATCAAGAGCAAGCGTTGAACGTTTGTCTTTTCTGAGTTTTAGATACTTGACATTGAATAAAGTTGAATTAGGTAAATTTTCCTCACTCAAGATATTCATATAGTTGTCACGATCTACCCATCCGTTGAATTCACCACTTTGAATATCTGAACTTGCCACTGATGGATCAGGCAGCCACATGTAAGGATCGATGTTGCTTAGGTCATTTCCTTCAAACAAAAGGGAATCAATCATTTCGATCTCTCCAGTTGTCTGAATTCCAATCTCTGATTCTGTAGTTATAGTTGATCTAACAGGTTTCTTGCCATAAAGAGATCTCCATCCAGGGATTGCAACCCCTACACCATAACTAAGAGCATCACGCAAGACAGTGTGGACTGCAAGAGGGACTTTGTTCTTGATACAGTGTAGACGGATAATCAACTCCATTAACATCGCACCTGTAGTATCATCATCTTCTACACCTTCATATTGGAACATAGGATCTTGGAAGAAAGCCATTGTTAGATAGGTTAATAATGCCTCAAGCATTGAGTAGCTGTATGGAAAGACTATTGAAACAGGCTTGGTATGGTCTTTTTTCTTAAGTGTTTCTTCTTTATCTTTTAGAGAGATATAAGTTGTTAATGTCCTATCTATCTCTCTCCAAGAAGGAAAACGCTTAGAAATCTCATGTCGTGCTTCACTAGCCCTCTGCCAGATTTTACTTCTTAACTTCTTATGAAAGTCACTATCTGGCTTTAGGTCAAGACCATCAGGATATTCATAGTCAAATGTCTTCTGACTATAAATATCAGTCTTCCAAGAATCAGGCTCTCCTTTAACAATATAAGGCATTTGTTACCTCTACTTAGTTGTAATTTGTCTACTGCCCATAGTATCTATTTGGTAGTGCACACCTGCCATAAATATCCAAGGATCATTTGAAGGGGCTGGGTCTGTAACAGATGCTATGCGTTTCAGACTCATAAGCAAATTGGCCCCTATTTTTCCACCTACTGGAGTAAATGAAGTTACAGATGTGAACATGTTAGTTTTGTCGGGAGTATTTGCAGGTATTTGAGTTTCTACTGAAACTGTTGTAGCAGCTGCAAATGCAGTTGTTCCCCCAGCTGCTAACATATTAGCCCAGGTATAGTCAATCTCCCACTTTACACCCCTATTTGTTCCATCAAGACCATTAGTCGCCCAATGTACATGAAGTTCTATTTGAGTAGCTTCCTTCCATTTATGAGCCAATTCAACAGGTCTTAATTCAGATATATCATTCACTGCCATCTGGTACTGATTGATGTTGCCAGAGAAATTCGCCAGTGAAGGCTTGCCAGCTCCAGTTGTTTTAGGGGCTATTTCGAAATACCAGTCATCGTAAACAGTCTGCACTAACTTCCATGTATTGTTAGCTCCACAGTCGAGCTCCAGATCACCTGCCTTCGTCAGATTGTCACTGTCATCAAGTATCAGACCACTGTCTTGAACTGCTCTACCTCCACCATCCCCCCTAACAATAGCATGATCAGCGATAACTGCGCCCGATGATATGGCAGTTCCTGGAGTAGCAACGTCAGCCAACCTAACAGCTTCATTAGGATTAGTAGGAGCTCCAGCTGGACCTATAGATATAGGTCCATCCACTTGGATAGATATAGGAAAATCAGCATCGTCGTACTGATTGATGTCTTCTAATGAACCTATTCTGATTGATTTAGTTGCCATAGTTTGTTTTATTATTAAACGATCTTAATTATTTAAGTCTAAGCAAAAGAAAGATAATCCCCATTAAACTCAAAGCTGTTGATGCAAGAGTTCCAATTAATAACTTCTGAATCCCATCCCACTTTTCCCAAAGTTTACTCACATCATCCTCCAATGTAGTAATACTTTTAAGTATTCCAGAATGTTCTTGACAAGTAAGGTTATTCATACAAACCTCCAGTCCTCAACAGGTTTATCATAATCAAGGTCTTTATACTCAGCTTCAACATCTTCTGGATTTTCTGACGGTGAAAAGTACCTTTCACCTAGTTCCAACATCTGTATTATGTAAGCTGCACAATCCATTAAGTCCCAAAGTTTTGAACGAGGGAACATTAGAAGTTGTTGTTCTAGTTTCTTAATAACGGCACAGGAAGCATTGTGATAGATGTAGCCTCCTCTATAGTATGGAACAAGTTCTTTTATTCTAAGTGCCTTCTTCTCTCCTCCTCTAGGCTTTAACCAAACAAGTTCAAAAAACGATCCTCGGCGAAACATCTCATTTTTAATAGGCTGCTTGATAAACTCATTGAGGGAAGTTTCTTCAATCCCTAGTACTTTTGCTCCTAACATCTGACCCATGCTGAAGAGGGCATCGTAGATTTCATCAGGATACATTTTTTCTGAAATAGCATCTCTAAAGTAAAGTTTAGCACTGGCAAGATCAACTCCGATTCCTAAGATGGCACTTTCAGCAGAGTGAATCTTGACAGTTTTTGCAGGATCTAAAATGACAACAGTTTCAATATTCTTGTCTTGTTGAACTTCAACATCAAGTTTTTTAAGATCATTCTCAGTTGCAGGACGTTCAGGAGGTAGATTGTAATATCTAAAATAACTCTGTTGAAATGCCGAATCTTTGGTCGAAATAGGCAAGTTACGCAACTCACGAAAGAATACATCAGTTTGTCCCGCATCTACATGATCTTGCCATTCCTTCTGAATATCTTTATTAGACATAAAATGAGGAGCTGTTGATTCAAAGTTATCATCACAAGCTTCGAGACGAACTGAGTCCCACTCAGATGAGTCAAGAAGTTTTTGAAGTACTGAGTCTTCATGTTTTAAGGTGTCAATATACACTATCTTCCAAGTCTCAACTTGCTTACCTATTCGTGGAATAGCTTTAATTACATCTGCATAAAGCCACTCAAACCATCCCTTACGAATATCATCATTTTCTATTTTATCAGGGTCTTCTAAGTCATCTATTACAATGAGCCCAGGTCGATCGTTCTTGAATAGCACTCCACGAACCTGTTGTCCAGCTCCTCGGGGCCATACAAGGGTATCGTAAGCGACCCAGGCTTTTTTGCTAAATACTTCATCGAATTCAGAATTCTTAACATCTCGTTGTTTAAAGTCTCCAAAAAAAGCTCTGATCTCTCTATTGGTAACTAGCTCACGGCGTAGGTTCTCAGTCTGTAACGATGCAGCATCATGACTCTTATTAATGTAACAGATGAACCCTGTATGACGGAATAGAATCCACCTGGCCATTAATGCAAGAGCCACAAGACTTGTCTTTCCCCATCCACGAGGTGCTGCAATAGCTACCTTTTGCGAAGGTCCATCTATGAGATCAAAGATAGGTCCATGAACTGATTCAGCAAAAGGTAAGTTAAACCTCTCAGGGAAGAAAGTCTTCGCAGTAGCTCTTGTTGAAATGCTACATTGAGTTAGTATTTGTTCAAGTTCTTTGTCCATATTTAGTGAATCTTCATTGCCTCGTCTCCAGATAGGCCCATTCTGGAGTTATATTCTTCAAAAGATTCTTCAGAGAGAACTGTTCTTTTTAAGGAATTTGAAGGAAGAGTCTTACCACTCATCAACAATTCAAGAAGTCTAGCCTCCCGAGTGTAGTTGGTGAATCTGACTATACCTTTAGCGTGATCTGCTTCCCTAACAATCCTTGGAGCCATTTTGTCAATATCTGGATCATACATCCACTCAGGTGCATCCTTGGCGTGAGAAGTTAGCTGCGTCTCAATACCATCTTCACCAACTCCGAATAACTCACCAGATGCAGCAATATCCTTTGCATAAAGTCCAGCTGCGTTTGTAAAGTTTATTGGAATAGAGCCATTATGCATCAAGATCGCATTTGATCCATGAGTAAGAGCACCCATGTCAGTAGTGTCGCCTAAGAATACCTCACCTGCTGTAGTTAAAGAAATTCGCTCTGCTCCACTTCTGCTAAATGTTGACAGACTGTCAGTCGTACCATCATTGCTGTTACCTTGTACACGTATATGAGTCTGATAATACTCCCACCCACCATCTGTAGTCTGCAGCATTCTCCTGATCATAGTTCCACGACCACCTATGACAGTTGTTCCAGTAATCACATCACAATCAATGAAGGCAGTTCCTATTCCCCAAGTATTATCTATTACAAAAGGTACAGTTAAAAGTGTATGATTCCCGCCTCCAGCAGCGGCTGTAATGTCCACAGGAATACCAGCAGCAGCATTTGCCGCTGAGGATGCCAACTTAAAATTATTATCATCAATTCTAATAACATAGTAGTCAGTTAATAGAGCCAGTCCGGCAGGTAAGGTCCCAGTTGTAGTTAACTGAACCATAACTCCAGTAATTAAAGTATGGGCATTTTCAGAGATGTTATCTGTTGCAGGTGTAACATCTGCATCGATAAAGACAAAAGTAGTAGCATCCCCACCTACGAAGTTAGTATGCTCAAACTTTATTGCTACAGAGTTGTCCAGTGTCATATATCTGTTACTACCGGCTGAAATCCGAGAATTGGTAAACGTAATAAATCTAGGAGCATCCGTAGTACTCAAAGTCTGAGACGTCATTGTTATAGCTGACTCAGTAGCTATATCACCATTATCTTCAAACCAAAGGCTGTCAAGCTGAAGATAACCTACAGTCCCACCGTCAGGTTTCCATATTTCCAGACCACTATCAGAATTGCTTTCGATAACCAAATTTCTAAGATAGGCTCCCATCAAAGACTCCATACGAATACCTACAGTATTTGACTCAAAGGTGCTATCAAGGATACTAACAGGAGTATTTGATACTGTGACACGCTGTAAGAATAGCCCATAACCAGTACCGCCATTATTATTATAGGCAGTAATACCCTCAAGAACAAGCATATTGTTAGCCTGGATCACCCAAAAGCCGGCTTCAGTGCAGCCAGTAACAGTGACATCCCTAATAGCATTAGCTGTACCAGATACTTTAATACCATTAGCTAAAACTCCCTGACCTGCCAAAGAAAAATCTTTGAGTATATTATAACTACAGGTATTAGGAACTGCTGCAGTATAGGCATTTATGCCAACAGTTCCAGCTGTGAAATTTAGTCTAGTAGCTGCATCATTAGGGCCATAGCCTCTAGCTGAGCCTACCCCTCGCAGTGTAACATTTTCAAGAGTAGATATATCAATAACATCTGCATCAACAGAAAAAGTTCCACCGTGCATCTGTATGTCACCTCCCCTATCAGTGGGAAGGGAATCTATAGCAGACATAATAGCTGCAGCATTAACTACATCTGAAGTAGATGTACTGAATCCCCACCAGACAGGGTATATAGATAAAACAGACTCCAAGCCGAACTCTACATCACCTGAACCATTAAAAGTTTGATAAAGTCCGGCCGAGTAAGCACCATTGATAGTGAGAGTTCTGCCTGCAGATACAGTGAGGATAGACCCTT